GTTGTGCCCCCCACACTTCGGGCAACTAGCCCCGGTAGCCGGATTGAGTAGGGCGGACACCGTTGGCCGTTTATGTCGTTCGGTGACGCCGCTCCTCCACGTCGAGCATGGAGGTCTACCCACGTCTCCGTGTGTCACCTCTGACCGGTTGCGTGCCGGTCGGGTCTGCCGCCCTCCTCTGCTCGAGGGCTGTCGTAGTCGGTTGTGAATTGCGAACAGTAGCCGGCCGTGTCAAGCCTTGGGGATGTTGCCGAGACGGCGGACGATGACCTCCATGTCGTCGGGATACCAAACATGCACTTCGGCGCCGGCCGCGCGGAGCGCCGTAATCCAAGCCTTCTGACCGACCGACAGACGGCCACCTTGCTTCTTCAATTCGGCGAACACTAGGTCGCCCTCGACGGGTCGACATAGGACGAGGTCGGGGAAGCCGGCGTTCCCTTGGAGCGGTGTGGCCCACACTCCGGGGCGGATCTGGGCGGCCTTGGTGTGCATCACCATCCAGCCGCGCATCTTCGCGTATTCGATCACGGCGGACTGGAATTCAGACTCGGTCATGGTCGCCGTAGAACAGTCGGAGCGCGTCGGCGAGTTCGTCGATCGGCGATAGGTGTATGTCGGGCACTTCAAGCGTGTCGTTGTCGAGGAGGCCGTTGGTGTGCGGCGCCGGCTGGCCTCTCTTGAGGACGGTGCATCGTTGAGCGTTCGCGTCAGAAATCCAGCCTTTGACGAGGACGGCGTCGGCTTTCTCGACGGCGTCGAACGACTTGTCGACGATCGGGTAATGGCAGAAGATGAGCGCATGCTGGAAGCCCGGCTTGTAACGCGGCGCCCACGACACCGAGTTCCGACTAAGGCGATGGTTGAGGCTTGTTTGAGCCTTGACTTCAAGGCGGACGTCGCCCTCAAGGATCACGTCGACGTTGCCGGGACCGCCGAATTCGGCTCCGAAGTCACGGAAGTATTCGGCGACGAGCGCTTCGGCGATGTAGCCGGCAAGTTGGCGGTAGCCGGCTCGGAGTTTGAGCCGGCGTACCCGGTCGAGTTCGCGGTGCCCTCGATCGAGCGCCGCTTCGGAGACGGGGAGCCACATTAGAACGGCGCCTCGTCGGTCTGTGCGGCTTTGAGACGGTCGATCTCGGCGGACGCTTCACGCTTGGTGAGCGTTCGAGGGTCTCCTTGGTACTTCAACGCACGGAGAAGTTTGAGTTGTGCGTCCGAAGGGCCTTCGCCGGAGGGTGCCGGTGTGCCGCCCATGCGGATCACCTTCTCCATCTCCTCACGTGACGGACGTTTGCCGGCTTGGAACGTCCAGTTGGCGAGTGCGCGGCCCACGGCCGACGTCTCGCACACTTCCACCCACGACGTGGCGTTGACGCCTCGTTCGGCTTTCTCTTCGTGGGCGTAGCCGGTCGCGGTCGGATGCTGGTCGTCGCGATGGCGGTACACCTCAACACGGAAGAGGACGGCGTGGTCGTCCATGCGGACGAGTTCGGTGAGGATCCGGCCGTCGGGGTTGGCCGCCCAGAATTGGGCGAGACGCTCCTCGACGGTGGCGTAGGTGGAGAGATCAAACGCCACGGCGATCCTCCTCTTGGAGGCGGACGAGGTTGTGGAAGTGTTCGGCTTTGTAGCACTTGAAGCACCACACGGACCATGAGCCGGGCGACCAATGGAAGATGTCGTCGCCGACGAGGCCGCGACCACAACGGCAACAGGCGCCGGCGGTCGGTTGTTGGAGGCGCGGCCGGTCAATCATTGAAGCCTCCCAACTTGAGGGCGACGATCACCTCAAGCGTCGAAGCGGTGAGGTACGGGAGGCCGTTGGGCGACTCCTCGACGACGCGGACGAGTTCATTGAGGGCTTTGCGCATTTGGGCGCGATGATCGCCGAGGGTTTCGATCTGGAACGTGAGGTCGCGGATTTTCTGCTCGGCGCGCTCCATGGATTCCATCGCGTCGCGGATCGCGGCCTTGATGGACTGGTCGGGGTCAGTCATCTTGTCTCCTTGGTTTGGTTGTGGCGGATTGTAGTGCGGCCGTGTGGCACCTTTGTGGATCCTCATGCGTTGACGGTGTGAGGTGCCGCCCCAGACGCCAGCCATGTCGGGGAATTGGAGCGCGTAGTCGAGGCATTGGTTGGCGACGGGGCATTGACGGCACACGGAGATCGCTTTGCGCGTGTCGGCAGCGCCGAGGCGTCCGGGTCCGGGGAAGAACACGTCGAGCGGCATGTCAATGCATGCGGCGTCTTCCATCCATCCGGGCTTGTCGACGTTCATCGGCACGGCCGCGACCATGGCTCCCAGCCACAACCATGGTGCGCGTCATGCCACCGCCAGATCTCGAGCGCCATAGCCAAGTTGACGGCCGGCTCGTCAATGCGTTCCCATGAGCCGAAGAGGTCCTCGACCTCGTTGCGCCACACTTGGTTGATCTGCATGAGGCCATGATCGCCACCATTCCACCTTGGGTCGCCGGGGACAATGTTTAGGCAGCGGGATTCCTGCCACATTTCTTCGAGGACGTTCACGACCTCTTCGGCCGGCCAGCCGACTTCGAGGACGAGGGGCGCCCATTCTTGGCATGGAGTGTCCGCCGGAAGGGCAAGCGCGTCAAGGTCGGCTTGCATGGCGTCGTGAGCGGTCGTTGTCGTGGTCGTCGACGCCGGCGTGGAGGGGACGGGCGTGATGACGACGGTCCGCGGTGTCGGTTCGGTCACGATCGCCGGCGAGATCTGGGGCGTGTCGTCCTCAACGATGCGGTGGAGGATCTCGTTGCCGGCGATCAACGTCATGATGAACATGAAGCCGAGAATGGCAAGGTCGTGGGGTCTGATTCGCATGATGTCTCCTAGGTCGGGGTCTGGGACGAGTGTTGGTTTACCGAATCGGCGTCGGGATGTCACGCACCGAACATGCGTGCCCACGTGATCGGGCCGACGACGCCGTCCGGCTGGAGGGCGTTCGAGGTCTGCCATGCGCGGACGGCCGCCTCGGTCTGGGGGCCGAACTTGCCGTCGGCGGTGAGGTGGAGGCGGAGTTGGATGCGGCGGACGTTCAAGCCGGTCGAACCACGTTTCACGGGCCGTCCGGGGTACTTGGGCGGTGTCGGTGCCGTCGGAGCCGTGGAGGGGCTTGTAGGGGCTTCTAGGAGCCTCTCCGAGACTGGTCGAGCGTCCGCCCATGCCTGCCGTGTCGTCTCGACGTGGATCCAGTCGTTGCCGGCGCCGGGCGACTTGTCGACCCAGCCTCGGCCGGCTTCCCAGTAGCGCGTGCGTTGGTAGTGGTGGATCCGTTGGATCCCCAACTCGGCGGAGTGTTCGATGAGCCATGGGAGGATCTCCGCCTCAAGGACCTCGATGCCGGGGCCACCGTGCCGGGCACCGAAGCCGAGGTCGACGGCCGCGCCGAACGCGTGCGAGGACCATGCGGTGCCACCGCGTACCGGGCGGACGTTGAGGGTGCCGAGATGCTTGAGACGCCACCGGCCGGCGAGGTAGGTCCGGAGCGCGTCAAGGTTCGGGCTGGGTCGGTCATAGGGCGCTCCGGGCGTTAGCCCTCGGTTCCATGATTCGAACACGTTGCCGACGGTCATACGGTCTCAACGGCCCACGTGAGGACGGTGACCGAATGCGTCCCAGAAGAGACCACGGACCACAATTCTTCTCCTTGGGGGATCTGCACGGTGAAGTTCGTGTTGTTGGAGATGACGAGGCCGTTGGCGGTGGTGACGTCCGGGCCGCCGATGTAAAGGTCGTTGCCGATCGGCCGGACAATCACGGTGCGCGGCTCGTTGACGGCGGCGGAGACGATCTTGACGCGTGTCGAGGTGACGGTGGTGGTGGTGGAGATCATGACTGGTCCTCCGGTTTGTCTTTGTCTTTGAGGCCGTTCGAGGCCAGTACGCCGGAGAGGGCGCCGGTCATGAACAGGACGAGAGGGTTGAGGGTGGCCCACGCGGACTCGTCGTTGGGCGACACTTCGAGAGGCTGGACGACGAATAGCAGGCCGTAGAGGAGGGCGCCGACGGACATCATGAACGTGACGCCGAGGCAAATGCCGATCGCGAGGATGAGTCGGGCTTTGATCTCCGAGTTCGAGTAGCGCTTCATGGGGTGGTCGCTCCTGTGTGTGTGTCGCATCGAGGCGCGGATGGGAGTGTCTGGCAGTTGTCTCGGGTTCGGTCGTTGCATCCGGTGACGAGCCAGATGGACAGGAAGCCGAACAGGAGGGCGAGGATCGCGAGGCTTTTCATGGCTTGTCCGGGAAGGTGACCGTGGAGCCGGGCTTCCATGTTGCCGGGAAGTCGCGGAGGGCTTGCCGGTAGTCGGCCCATG